TCAAGGCGGCTCCGGCTCTGGCAGCCGACCCAGACAAGAAGAAGCTCGAAGACATGAAGGATGCATGTCGGAAGCTTCTTGCACCTGGAGGAGGAACCAGGCGGCGTCGTGGTGTTCGGCACACATTCAGGCGGAAACGGCTGCCCCGACTTTTGTGAGTGCCTCCTTACACGCCACCTGTTCCGCCTTCTTTCGCGTGGACCCGACGCCGAGTCCATAGACCTTTCCAGCGACCATCACCGCCACCACAATCTCATTCTTCTTCGGGTCGTTCGATCGCATCTCATACTCTGGCGTGCACTTGAACTCCCGCTGACAGTGCTTCTGAAAGATGTCCTTGAAGTTGGTGGTTGCCGAGACAATCTCATCAATGTCAAGATACGTCTCCATGACAGTGACCACAAAGGGATACACTACATTGAAGCGATTCCCGCAGTCTGTCCACAGAGCTCCCAGAAACGCCTCAAAGATGTCGCCGAGCTTCTTGGTGTTTGACCGTCCAGCAATGGCGACCGAGTCCTCGTTGTGACGCGAAATCACGTAGAACTTGTTCAACCCCAACTCCTTCGACAGCCCTCCGATTCGGTCATTGTTGACGAGCTCCTTACGGGCATCTGTCAAGAATCCCTGCTTCTTCTCGGGGAACTTCTTGCGTAGATACGTCGCGATGCAGGCACCGAGGACTGCATCACCTTCAAATTCAAGGCATTCGTAGCTCTCATCTTGGAGGGGCATAACGCCGGAGGGACAGGGAGCGAGAACGGCCGGCTCTCCATCAGGCGTAGTGTAGTCTGTGCGTCGAACATAGGTTGTATGGACCATGGCCGTCTGAAAGACCTTGCGATTTCCAACGCGGTAGTGAGGGAGTCCATGACGACGGAGAATGCGGTGAATGTCATCCTCAGTGAAGGGTCGATTGGAGGCATTGTAGGGGGAGTACATATGCTTCCTTCGCCTCCTTCGCGGTAAATTCGTTTTTGTCAGCTGAATACAATGGCTACCACTCGTCGCGGGGGATTCCTCGGCATCAAGAAGGGTCTCAAGTCCCTCGTCCAAACCAAGAAGCAGAACAAGCGGATGTATAAGTTGTCCCGGCTGCGTAAGCTGAACCGGGCGAAGCAGCAGGCTGAGATGAGTCGTCGCAAGCACCTCCAGCGGATTGCTGAGCAGCGAGCCAATATCGAAAACGCTGCCTACTAATAATGGGCCACTGTCAATCATCCTTCGCCTATAACGTTGTGCGTTCCCCTGAGACCGCACCACCCCTCGAAACCTGTATCGTCGATGTCGCAGCCTGTCGCTACGAGATCCCGAAGCACAAGGATATGGCGGTCTGTTTTGTCTTCTTCAACCCCGCACGGTCAAAGAAGATGCTGATGAACTATTTCTACACCATCGAAAAGTTGAAGTTGGCTGACATTCCGTATTATACGATGGAGCTGGTCTTTGACGACCATGAACCCGAGATCAAGGACGCCTTCCACGTGCGAAGCAAGAGCGTGCTGTTCCACAAGGAGACACTGTGCTCGCTCCTTGAAAAGCGTGTTCCGCGTTCGTTCACCAAGCTGCTGTTCCTCGACGCCGACGTCATCTTCGGCCACCCTGGGTGGTATACCGAAGTTTCACGGTTACTGACGACGTATGAAGTCGTGCAGCCCTTTTCGTCGTGTGTCTGGCTCGACAGCACCTATACAAAGATGGTTCAGACACGGCTGTCGGTTGCGTACATGAACCGCACCAACCCATACAATCACAACTACCATCCGGGATTCGCGTGGGCGTTCCAGCGAAAGTGGTTCAGGGACATTGGCTTCTACAAGGAGGGCATCACGGGAAGCGGCGACACCATGTCGACGGCTGCGTGGATGAACATCAAGTTTCCACGTGGATACGTTCACCAATCACTGGTCCCCTCCTACGAAGACTATTCGCGGATGGCACACCCCAACCTTGCGTGTTCGACGGGAACAATCTATCACCTGTGGCACGGGTCGGCCAAGAACCGCAAGTATGTCGACCGGCACCGCGTTCTCGACGGCGTCCGCGACGTGCGTTCGATTCTGGAAACCAACAAGGATGGAGTGCTTGAATTAACCGACCGCGACGTTGACAGAAAGATGCGTGAATACTTCGCTTCACGGGAGGACGACGGAATTTCTTGAGAAGGATTAAATGCAGTACTCTCACATGTCTCTCACGGAACGGAGGAAGGCGATTGCTAAGGCGGTGAAGGCGGCGAAGAACGAGGCCGCGACGGTGATCCAGCGTGCCGTCCGCCTGCACCAGACCCGCAAGGCGAAGAAGGGTGGTCGCCACCGCACCCGTAGGGTTTAAAGATTTTCTCCGTCCAACACATATCGATTGATGCGAAAACAGTTATCCGCACTGGCACTTCAAGTGGTTGAGCGACAAAGGCAGTTATCCGTTGCGGTGACTCGAATCCAGTATGGATTCATGCCCCGCGAAAATACCCTTGAAGCGTCCAAACACCTACGTGAGATCAACGCCATGCTACGTGAAATCGAAGCGTCTCTAGAACCCGCTTTCGACCAAGCAAAACAAAAGGTATAATGGGCGACCCGTTCGTTGGTGCTCTCGTCGCCGTTAGCGTTCTGACGTGTGCGTGCTGTTGCGTATGTTTCACAGGAGCGGTCAATTATACCGGCACAGTTGAAGTCGTGTACTCTCGAAACCCGGTTCCACGTGTAGTCGTTCAGTCGGCAGGGTCCGATGAGCCCGAAGACCCCGTGGACTTCAACTCGAAGCCAAAGTCGTCGGCCACCAGCTTCGGCTCGTGACGACGCACAATCTCACGCATCACATCACCACCCCGCTCGCCCAGAATGTCCTTGAGATACAACTCCAGGTCCTTCTTGGACAAACTCCACCCCTTCTTCCACTTGTTCGGACGCTTGACATTGAACGTCATCTCCGACTCCCGCAGAAGAATCTGGTCAGGAAGCTCCGTGTGAGCATACAACGCCGCCAGATCCAGCTCGACCGTGCGGCGGTTATCGCGAAGCTCGGAGACCTGCGAGTTCAGCTGAGAGATATCCCTGTTCACGCGGATGTACTTTGACAGGATTGCCTTGAGTGTGTCCATTTTGCTTTACAGAACTGTCAACAAGGAAAGTATCCGTTTTAAGCAAGCGAGTCCATGTTCCTTTTCGATGAGAAGGAAATCGAACGGCTAAGGACTGTATATAACAAAGAACACCCGAAGGAGCGAGAGATCCAAAAAGGGCCCGCAACCGCAGTATGGGCTCAGTTGAAGCAGCGTCTTCACGCAAAGTGCAACACGGGCGACCCTGTCTGCATTGTGTCGTCCATGATGAAGCGTCCCCGTGCACCTAGTTCGTGGGCAGAGAACCAGTCAGAATGGCTGTCGTCCGATGACATTGATAAGCTTGAACACGAATACGAGAAGGTGTTCGAAGACTATCATTTTGTGGGTTGTGTGCCGATTGACTTTGATTTGAAATCGGAGACGTCGAGGTGCATCGTATCGACGCTTTGCTCGATGAAGCTGGGCACACTCTATGCGAAGGGGTGCCGCCGAGTGGGCATTGTGTTCAACACGGACGTCCACGATGGACCGGGCCAGCACTGGATTGCTGCATTCCTGGACATTCGTCCGGAGCTGACGTATCCTCGCATGACGTACTTTGATTCGTACGCACACAAGCCCGAGAAGGAGATTCAGCGACTGATGTTTCGCTGGAAAGACCAGTGGGACGCACGAGGTGGGCCTGCGATGCGGCTTACCTACAATACGACCCGGCATCAGTTCAAGGAATCCGAATGCGGCATGTACTGCCTTCACTTTCATTATGCGTGTTTGATGGGGCTGCCAATGAAGACGCGTATCTCGGACGAGAAGGTGAATGCAGAGAGGTTCGGACCGCTGTTCAAGCCCAAAAAAAAAGAAGACTAAATCAATGGAAACACTCCTTGCGATTGGTGCTCTCGTTGCCGCGGGGTATGTCATGGCCGGTGCAGAGGCGCAACCCCGTGAGCATCGCGATCGCAAATTAGCAGAGTATCTAGTCCCGGGCAGCACATTCGAGGACCTCTCGGGTGCACTTGCCAAAGGATACCGCCTGATCGAGCTCCACGTATACTCCGACGCCCAGGACGAGCCAGTGGTTGCCCTTCAGCCCAACTATGACCAGGTCGCTCACCGTTCATTCGATTCGTGCTGCGAAGTTCTCGTGAACGAGGCATTCCCTTCCGACGACCCGCTGATTCTGAGTATCGTGGCCCACACAGATAAGAGTTTTACGCTGAATCGCGTTGCGTATCACCTCAACACAACCGTCCGGAAGCATTATGTCACTGGTAACGTGGAGGAGATGCAGCTGGATTCGCTTGCGAACAAGATCATTCTCGTCTCGGGCAATGAGGTGCGTGGCACAGACCTCGAGCCTCTTATCAACCTTTCTTGGAACGAGAGCCGCCTGCGTCGGCTGACGTACCAGCAGGCCGCATACCCTCGCGAGCCAGAGGAGCTGCAGTCCTTCACAAAGTCGAACATTGTTCTTGTCGCACCTGACCAGGCCTTTTCCAAATTCAAGGTCATGGACGACGTTCACGCATACGGATGTCAGTGGAATTTATGTCCTGGGGGTGGTGTGGGTTTTATTCCTCGCGGTTAAACAAAAATGGCGAACCCTTGGCTCACTCACGTGAAGAAGACAATGTCGGAGATGAAGCACCGCGGCACGTACAAGAAGGGAGACGGCCTGAAGAAGGTGATCCTGGCCGCGAAGAAGACGTACAAGAGCCACGGCTCGGTGGGCAAGAAGCACCGCACTCGCCGCCACCGCAAGAGCCGCATGTCCATTTTTTAAGCAAGCATTGACCACATGACCAACACAGTAAGCACCGAAACACCAACCAAGTACACTCGCATACACAGTGTAGCCTCTTCGGCTGTCTGTTTACGTAAGTAGACCTCCAACAGCGATCCGTCGAGTTCGTCGATGATCGCGGGATTTCGTGAAGCCCCCGCCATCCAGTCTGCGGCACGTCTTTCCATGGTAGGTTGGTTTAGTGCATCCGCTCTTGTAGTATGCGACATGATGTGCATATCCTTTGAATGTGCGAATGCTTGAGTTCGTTTTCACCGCGAGGCGGCGAAGTAACCCGTAGATCCATCGCATGTAATCGGCCCTGGACTCAAGCGTCAATGGATGCGAATCCATGTACTTCACATAGACCTTCCGAAGCTCGGGGAACGGATACGTCTTTCGCAGGGACCGGAGAAACCCCTGTTGAGTATTGACATTGTCATAGTCAGGCTTGTCAGGGTAATTGTATGCAATCGAAAAGAGGAAGTCGCGGCCCGGAACTGCGTGTGGCTTCTTTTTCAGAAGGTCCGCATACTTCTTGTGAACCTCTTCGTAGGTCGGATCGGGGTCAGGCAGAATGACTGTCGCATCCGTCTTGGCCTGGACGGTCAACTTGTGGTTCACCTTCTTGTGAATTTCATACAGCCATCGACCTGCGTCGCCGGTGAGTGGGTGTTCCGAAACGAACTTCGTGGTGCTTTCACGGCAAAACTTACAAGGCAGCACGCGACTCATGAATGCGAGTGTTGGTCCGGGGGTGGGCGATCCTTCGGCGATTAGATGAAAGAGCTGCCACCCACTCGGCCCGAAAAATCTGGTGTCCATATTGTATTCAACGCACATCTTTCTCGGTCAGCCACACGGCAATCTGCAGAGTCATCGCCGCATCGGATACGGGGTTGTGAGCCTTTCCAACCGGAAACGCGGCTTTCAGCCCCGAGTCCAGTTCCTTGGCAATGCATGCGTAGGTCCCTTCCAGCTTTGCGGTCTTGCACCGCTTGGTGAACTCGGGATTGTGCGTCGCAATGTCAACCACGCGAAGAGGTGCACGGTAGGTGATTTTGTGTCGAGCACATGCGGTCTTCAACGCCTTCAAGTCCATGTCCCCCTTCACAACCACCACGGATTCCGACACTGTCTTCATGAACCCAGTCAACCACGACGAGGGCTTCAAGTGCGGCTTCACCAACCTGTCGGCAAAGTATGCGGTCACACTGTCGCTCTGACCCAGAAACTCGGGTGCTGTCCGCTCAGTCTCTTCAAGAATATCTAGCACCACGGACGTCGGAGGCGTCACGGTCGAGAACTTGGACGAGACGCGGTTCAATTGACCCGGCGGCGGCGGGAGGACCGCGAAAAAGGGTGAGGAACGAGTCCATGCGTCACCTGTCTTCTTCAAGTGGTATCCACCAATCTCGCGAGGCAAAAACTGCTCGCCGAGGTGCCAGAACTCGCAATCGAACGCAAGAATGGACGTTGCCTTTCCGGCGAGTTTGTCCAAACCAGGATTGCGTATCCTCATTATGTCGTCGTCTGAAAAACATTCTGGACAACTCAATAAATGCTCGACACGAAGGACATCATCATTCTGACAGCGTCGTTTTACCTCGGAAGTGTGGTGGCCGCCTTCTTCAAGTCCCTGAATGACGGCATTCTTGTGCCGCTGCTCGCCCCGGCCGCGGCGGCGGGCAAGGGTGTGTCGGCCTTCTCCATCAAGGTCGGCTCTGCGGACCTCAAGGTCGGCCAGGTCATCGCCGAGCTGGTGAACCTCATCGTGTCGTTCGCACTTGTCGTCTTCACCATCGGCCTGCTCCGCTCGTATGTGCTGACTCGCATCGGTGCGAGGCGTGGTGGCAACGAGCAGTAAAAAACTAAGCTATTAATAATGTCTTTCCTGCCCCAATCCGTAACAGACGCGTGGACAACGGCGACAGGAACCGCGGCTGATTATTGGTCGAATCGTCCGCGGTGGTTAGGCGGTCCGACACCTGCGTCCGAGCCCGCACCCGCGACCACCGTCGGAGCTCGTCGCCGCAAGACATACCGCAAGAAGGCCAAGAAGTCTAAGCGTCGCCGCACCGGAAGGATGTCCATCGGTTTCCCACGGCTTTTCCGTATGTAGCCTCAATCTGCTTCTTCAAGTCGGCCGTCACCGCCTTGCTGGTCGGCTCGTTGGTCCTCTTCCAATTCACAAACTCAGCTGAAATCTCACCCCACTTTGTCGGTGCAGGGGACGGCTCGTCCTCCATCGGCGGCAGCTGCGGATGGATCTTCTCACGGATGAACTTGGCGATCACGTCACTGTCCTCCTTGTACTCGCTGGTGTACTCCATCACCTTCTCCGGCGGAACCAGTTTGCGATATCCCTTGCCCTTGATGTACAGGTGAACCAGGTAGCTCAGGAACGCCTCTGCCCACTCCTTGCTCTGCGACTTCTGAACGAACGACTCATCAATCGGCTTCTCGTGCGGCAGACGAGGGTCAGCCACGAACTTGCTGACGAAGTTCACAACCACCAACCTACGCCACGTGCCTCCGTCCTGCGTATTGATCTTCGGCTTCTCGTTACAGGCCAGGTTGAAGCGAGCCTGGAGGTCGAAGTCCAGCATCTGCTTGGAGCCGGCATAC